GTCCAGATCGTCCGCCTTGCCCCACAGCCACACCAGAATCCGCTGTGTGATCCCCACCGCCAGGCTCACGTCCGCAATCCCGCTGCGCCCCGTTCCCAGGCTCGCTCCGTACTCATCCATCTCAGGCCAACTCTCACCCTTCAGCCACCCGTTCAGCTTATCGGCAAACTCGTCGGGCTTCATCTGCAGCGCCGTCTTGTAGCAAAGACATTGAGGATGGAGCGGCAACTGGATCTCTCCCGCAGGATAGATCCCTTCGCCCTTCTCCCCGTTACTGATCACGTCGTCGCAGATGTCCTCTTCCGGGTGCGCCGGCGACAGATGCACCTGCTCCTTCTCGATCCACGGCACCCGGCTCATCAGCTCATCGGTCATCCGGTGATGCGCGATTTGGATCTCATTCCGGGCCAGGCGCAATGCGTTGTACGCCACCCCCTGTCCGTCGCACGCATCCCCCGTGTACAGCGCCGTTCGATCCCCGCCGGCAATGTCCGATTTCGTCAGCTTCGACAACCGGCTTCGGCCCCACCGTGGACAATCCTGCCCCGCTCCCAGGAACGGCTCCAGCTTCTTCGCCACATTCCAGGCGCTATCCCCTTTCGCCACGCCCTCGTACACGACCCGCCGGATCCCCTCCAGGCCCTCCTGGTCCAACCGCCAAATCCGCTGCGACAGATTGAACCCATCCCCCCACACCCGATCCCGCGCCGCGTTGAGCAACCCCTGCAACTGCGGCTCAAACACCACGCCGGACCCGGCCTCCTGAAGAGGAGACAATGATTCCTTTGCGACTTTGCGACTTTGCGTGAGATCGGCGAACGCCTCCCGATGCAACACCGCCAACGTCCCGAACGGCAGCGTCCCCGCCTCCCAGCGCAGCGCCTCAAACAGCGACTTCCACTCGTCGAAGCCCTTTCGCCACGCCTTCGTCACCCCCTCGATCGCCAGGTGCGTGCTCAGCGCATCCCACACGCCGGCATCCTGACCGCTGACGCCCGCCCCCTGATACGCCTTCTCCAGCGCGTCCCGGCAATCCGCCAGCACGCTTCTCAGCACCTCATGCGTCCGCACCACCAGGTAGAGCTGCAACCGCATCAGCGCCGCCTGCTGCGCCTGCCACACCTTCGATGCCGGAATATCCGCCAGCGTCCGCTCAGCCACGCCTATACCCCAAGCTCATCAGCGACTTGCGCCATCCGGGCCGGCCGCGCCCGCGTCTCCGGACCCGGAGCCTGGCGCGTGGCCGGCGGCTCAGGACTCACAGCAGGATCGATGTCCAGCCCGGGCAACAACAACGCCAGCACCTGCGCCGCGACATCCGGCCGTCCGAGCGCCATCAGCTTCAGCGCCGCATCCGTCGCCTGCGAAACCGTCGCCGCCGTGATGAGCTGCTTATTGCGCCACTTGATCCGGTAGGTCAGCCCCGCTGGCAGGATGCCCTGCAGCAGCCATTGCCGCTCGAGCAACGGTTTCACGATCTCTATCTCCGGGAACGCCGTCAGACCCATCAACGCCATCTGGTACTGCTCGGATTGCTTGTCGAGCACATCCCGGTTCAGGTCCTGGCCATAGCCCAACAGGCTCATCGCCACCGGCGAGGCCAGCCACCAGGTGCGGATGTGGTGCATCACGTCCTCGATCTGCCCGAGCTGCGCATCCCCGCTGATCGCCTTGATGTCCACCGTCCCGAAGTAATCGGCAATCGCCGCCAGCGGATTGTCGATGCTATCCCGGTTCAGCAGCTTGTACTCCTCGATGACCGTGCGGTCGGTGCCTGCCGGGAACTGATGCAGATACTTCATCCCTGCCCGCGTCTTGCGCCTGACCGCAATGTCTGTCTCCCCCTCGCTCATCCGCTTGTAGGGTTTCGTCGCGCTCGCAAACAGCGGCCGCCCGTAGCGGCTCCCCTCGTCGTGTGCCCACCGGGCGTGGATGATCTGCCACTGCGCGAACCACACCGCATCGCCCGGAGGCTCCACCGCCCACTCGTCACCCTGCCAGAACGCCCGCCGGGGATCGTCGAACTGATCCCGGCTGTTCGAGTAGCGCCGCACCTCCAGCGTCGGCTTCCGGGTCACCTGGCTGATATTGAGGCTGTCGTCCACCGACAGCTCGAGGAACGAATCGCCGTCCCGCAGCGTCAGCCGCACCCAGTCGTCGAGCCGCTGCGCCAGGTCGAGCCGCACCGTCAAATCGTCGGCAATCTGCTCCGCCCGTTCGGCCTGGCCAGCAGGAGCCGTAACCTCGACATCGAACCCGCCGCGCACGATATCGCGCCCCAACGTGGTGATCACCGCCTCGCCGCGCGGGTCATTCGCGTACATCTCCCGGCACGCCTTCACGATGGCCTTCCGATCGCTCGCCGCGCGCCACTCGCCCGCCAGCTCCAGCGGCCCACGGCCCGGCTGCGGCATCTCCGCGCTCGTCGTCCGCGTAGGAGCCACCTCCGTTCGCCTGAACACCGCCGCGATCCGATCAATCAGTCCCATCGCTCACCCTACCCTACGCATCGCCTGTCATCCTGAGCGGAGGGCCGCATCACTCCGCGGCCCGCAGTCGAAGGATCACGCAAACACCCGCTTCAACATCCCTTCGATCACCGGCAGATTCGCCTCAATCGTCGGCATAATGATTGCATACTTCTTCCCGTGCGCCAGCTCGAGGAACACCCCGTAATACATCGTATGCCCGTGGCTCAGCCAGATCGTCACCAGGTCGCCCGCTGCCTCATCCACCACGCTAAACAGGCCTGTCCTAGCGTTCCCGGTCCGGTCCTCCCACGGCGCCGACTGGCGCATCTCCGCCTGCGTCTTCTGCGCGATGTACTCCGCCACCGCCCGGATCGCCACCTTGACCTTCTCGCCGTAGGCCAGCACCCCCGGAATCAGCTCCGCACTCGGCGGCTTCGTCCACGTAAACCCCGACCTCGCCATCCCCGTCTCTCCCCGTCCCCGTGGTCCCCGTGTCGCCCCGTCCCCGTCATTCCACCATCTCCGCCTCAGCCATCACCCCCGCGCGCCGGTTCGGCCGCACGATCGTCACCCGATACACCGCCCCCGCAATCGTAAACCGATCCTGCACCTGAATGTCCAGCGTCGTCGATCCCAGGATTACTGCCCTTCCCCGGTACTCTTCCGACCGATTCCCCCCGGCCGCCCCGGCCGCCGAAGTAATCCTGGCCACCCGCACCGTCTGCGCCGCCACCGTCGTCGCCCCGCGGCGCAGCGTGATGCTCACCGGGTTATCCCCGCGCACCGCCGCCAAATCCGCCGTCATCTGCGTCCAGTCCGCCGCGCTCAACATCTCTCTTACCTGTCATTGCGAGGCCCGCACACCTGTCCCCGAAGCGGAGCGGAGTGGGAGGCCGAAGCAATCCCTGCCTATAATCACACTACTCGGAACTACCGCGTCGCCGACACCCACCCGCGCTGCCCATACACTGACCCGGCCGCTTTGAGGATCGCATCCTCGTACTGTTTCTGCAGATACGCCGCCTGATCCCGGTACTTCCCGGCCAGCCCGCTCTTGTCCACCATCTCGTCGCCGATCTGGTATTTCCACCCGCTCTGGGCCGATACATTCCCCTGCAGATCGAGCGCCAATTGCTGGGCTTTCAGCAGCACGATCCGGGCATCCGCCGCGGTCATGTCGGGATAGGAGCTATTCACATCGAGCACGTGCCCGGCCGCATAGAGGAGATCCCGGTCGAGCGAATAACTTGGAGTGGGGTAAATCGTGAGGTAACCGCCCGCAAACGTATAGATCTCATCCAGGTCCGCATCCATGGCAATCAGACCGGTCGCCGTCACCAGCGTTTCGCCCGATCCCATCAGCGAATCAAATTGGATCTCGCGCACAAAATCGGCCGGCAGCGCATACGCCGCCGTCCCCGACACGATAGCGATCGTTGCCACCTTCTTGACCGGGCGCCGCTCCCCGTAGTCCGCCGCCGCGTCCTTGCAGCACTGCGTATACTGCGCCGTCGACGGCACCCCGTTCTGCGCCGGCACCGCCGTCGTCAGCAGCGCCGACAATGTCGTCAGCGCCGTGCTCATAGCTTACGTCCCCGACGTGAAGACTTGAGCGGCGCAGCTTCCGGCACGATAGGCATGGAGACCCCCGTATCACCTGATTCCTGGTCCCTGACTCCTGACTCCTGACCCCTGTCCTCTGTCTCCTGGATCTCGACCACTTCACCAGGATACCGCATCACATGCCCCACCACCCGCTTCTGCGTCAACACCACCCGCATACTCACCTCCGTCCCCGTGTCCCCGTGTCTCCGTGTCTCAAAAAGGGCCAGCAGGCCTGCGCATCCGGCCTTCGGATTCCCACATCTCCCGTGCTGGTGCAACCGGCGGATGGAGAGGAGGACCCCACCGCCCCAGCACTGGCCCTGTAGCCTGTCATTGCGAGGAGGTTCGCAACCCGACGAAGCAATCTTACGCTTCGTGTTGCGACCCTGGTCTAGTACGCCGCCAGCACTGCGATATCCGCCGTCGATTGATCGGTGATGTACACGAGGAAATCGACGCCGGATTCGTAATGCACGATGTAGTCGGTCAACTCGGCGAGCTGCGCCCCGGATTCCGTATTGATCACCCCGAGCACGCCGTCCTGCTGAATCGCCACGCCGAGCGCCTCTTCATCAGCCGCATCCCAGACATAGCCGATGTCCAGGTACATCGTGAACGCGCCCAGGTTCGTCTCGCCCTGGGCTGACATCAGGATCGCCACATCCGACACCGCGCTGAGATCGCCGGCGGAGATGTCTACCTCTAGCCACGTCCAGACATTCGCCGCCGTCAACGCCGGGATGTTGTATGTGCGCGCGCCGCCGTCATCCGTCAGCACCAGCGTCAGATCGCCGGCCGCCCACGTCGCCGTCGAGTAGACGAGCAGACCCACCGATTCCATGTCATCCCAGGCCGCACCCGCGCCCAGGTTCGCGTCGATAAACCCATCCGTCGCCACCGCGCCCACGTCCCAGGCGGCCCCGTAGGATTTGGTGCCGTGCTTGTAGTACACCGCCTCCAGGCTCTCGGTCACGCTGGCGTCCACCGGCGCGAACTCCCCATCCGGCGTATCGTCCACCAGCGCGATCGTCTGCGAGCCGGGATTCGTCCCCTGCCCGCCGCCGATCAGCTTGATGCGCGGCAACCCGATGTACTCCGTCTTGGCGCCCGCATTGCCGCCGGTCGCATCGGCCGTCAGCGTCATGT